GACCAATTGCAATATTAGCACCACCTGATACATTAGTAAATAAAGAACATTTTCCTATTGCTGTATTTGAACTACCTGTTGTATTTGCACCTAAAGTACCACAACCAATTGCTACATTATCACTTGCTGTTGTGTTAGCATCTAATGCTTGTTTACCTATTGCAACATTGTTATCACCTTCTGTATTTCCAGCCATAGACAACAAACCAACTGCTACATTGTTAATTCCTGTTGTGTTAGCTTTTAAAGAATCTCTACCAATTGCAGTATTAGAACCACCTGTTGTATTAAGACATAAAGCACCACAACCCATGGCAACATTGTTAGTACCTGTTGTGTTTGTTTTTAAAGCAAAAGAACCAACAGCTGTATTGGTTTGACCTGTTGTGTTTTCTTTTAAAGCTTGTCTGCCTACTGCTGTGTTATATGCAGCTGTTGAGTTATTTAAAAGTGCTTGCGAACCTATTGCTGTATTTTGACCAGCACCTGTAGTGTTACATTTTAAAGACTCAATTCCAACTGCTGTGTTGTTTCCAGCTGTTGTGTTAGATAATAAAGCGTTTAAACCAACTGCTACGTTATTATCTCCAGATGTTAATGCAGCGAATACTCCTGTACCAACTCCAGTGTTTCCATCTGCTGAACTTAAAGTTCCTGTACTGTCTGTACCTACTAATAAACTGTTTGTAAAATTTGTTCCACCTTCTTTAAATGTTATTCCATCGCTAGATAAAGCTGCATCAAACACACCTGTATTAGTTGCAACACCATCAAGATAAATAATTTTATAACCTTTATCATCTGCTGCAAAAGTAACCGTGGCCCCACTACCTGAAGTAGCTTTTAATTGTAATGTGTGAGCACCTGATGTACCATTTTTAATTATGTAAAAATTTTCTGTAAGTAAAGGAAACGTAATAATTCTTGATCCTGTAAGAGCACCTGTGAATTCTATAACTCTTTGTTGAGCAGTACCTGTTAAAGCACCATCTGCAATAGTTAAAGCTGTAGTTCCTGATCCAGCAATAGATAGACTTAATACGCCACCAGTTAGTTGCTCAATAAGACTTAAGTTCGCGTTAGTTTTTGTCCCCCAAGTACCGGCATTTTCGCCAGTTGCCATTAATTCTATACCGAGGTCTGTAAAAGTTGATGCCATTATTTATTCTCCTAAGCTACGTGTGTTACATCTGTATAAGATGTATTTCCTGTTATGTCAACATCACTATAGCTTGTATTGCCAGTAATATCAACATTTTGATAAGCAAGTATTGCAGGATTACCTACAGAACTAACTGCTTCTAATCCCGTTAATCCAACTACATCTGCAGGTGATATTGCTCCGACCGATGATGTTGCTTGTAACCCTGTTAAAGGAACTCCTATTTCAGTAACAATTGAACCAACAGACGTTGCCGCTTGTACTCCTGTTAATCCTACTACATCTGCAGGTAATATTTCACCAACACTTGTTGTTGCTTGTTGTCCTGTTAAACCAACAGTCATTGCTGCAGGCGATATCGCCCCTACATTAGATGTTGCCGATACTCCTGTTAACCCCATTACATCTGCTGGAGATATTGAACCTACAGAAACGTCTGCTTGAGAACCTTGTGGTATTTGTACTTCAGAATTATTAATTGTAAGATCACCGACACCTGTTTGTGCAGCTGACGGTGCTGTTAAAACAAATGCTCTTTCTACAACTACAGACCCAACACTAGATGTTGCCGACTGTCCTGTTAAACCAACAGACATTGCTGTAGGTGATATTGAACCAACTGATGTTGTTGCTAATTGTCCTGTTAAAATATAAGCTACTTCTGTAACTAGTGAACCTACTGATGAAGTTGTTGGAAGTCCGGTTAAAGTTAATGAAAGATCTGATCTTGTACTTATTGAACCTACACTTGAAGTAGTACTTTGACCTGTTAAAGCAACTACAGTAGGACCTTGCTCGCCCCATTGATTTGAACCCCAGGTAGTACCGGATTGATTCCAAGTATTAGACATAAGGATTTACCCCTATGCTATTCGAACTATAGCGTTACTTGCGTCTGCTGCTGGAAATTGAATTGTAAACGTTCCACTGGAAACTGTTTTGTCTGCTCCAAATGCAACCACACAAACTCCAGGATCACCTGATGCAGTATCATTATAAATTAAACAACCATTAGCTGTAAATGAAGCAGAAGTATAACTAATATCTGCAAAGTCACAAACTGCTGTACTAGAAGACAGAACAGGAGTTACACTTGTAAGTGCTTTTCCACCTGCAACATAAGCTGAACCTGCTGTGTTTGAAATTTCGTTTGTTGAAGCGTATGCTGTAGTTCCTGCACCTAAAGATGCTGAACTTGTATATAAAGCTAGTTTAAAGCTATTGGATGATGCAGTAAAATTGTGAACTGCTTTTAAAATTTCTACTTTGAATGAATTACATACTGCTGATGATATTGCCATAATTTTTTACCTCTGTTACGGGGACGGGGATTTGACTTGAATTCTGACAGTTCCGTCAGTGTAATCGTCTCTTCTTCGTCTTCCTAATTGCATTCCTGCAAACTGTTGTATCGCAGTTTTATACTTATTTTCATACAGTGTCAACATCTCCATTGGACCTTTTAAAAATCCAAATGCTTCTATTAAACAAGCATATAATAGACCTTGTGGGAAGTAGTTACTTATGTATGTAGTAGAAGTACCATCAGTACCAGAACCAAGTCCTAAAGGCATTTTGTTGTAATATATCCTAAATTTGTAATTAGCGTCAGGTGTCGGAGCTATATATAACCCTCCAGAAGTTGTGTCTGTTTTAAGTGTAGCACCACCAAACATAGCATAGTATTTTGGAAAACCTGTTACATCTTGTGCAGTTAAATCACCTTCTGGTCCAGTCAATCTATCAGTATATTCAGATAAATATGTCTGATCTTTTTTCTCTAACCAACTACCATTACCTGTAGTGTTTGCTGTTGAGTTAAATACCTCAACTCCTCTAATAAATAATGCACCAGCGGGAACGTTAATATTATTGTTGTCTGCTGAAAGTGATCCTTCTTGAACAAACCTATCAGAGTCCATTGGTAATTCATTATTAATTCTATACTCAGCAGCCATTATAAAACCATCAAGAATAGTAGTAGTAAAAACAGTATCTTCTACTTCAGTATAATCTTTAATAGCTTGTTTAAGTGTATCGTATGTATAAATTGAAATTCCTGACATAATTAAGCTCTATCATTTATTGGGCCGTATGTACACTGCAAACCACCACCTGATACATCACCATCTACAACTCCTCCACCATCTAGACTTATTGTAAAACTATTTTCTTCAGTAATAGTAGTATTAGCGTCATTAACAAAAGTTGTTTGTACCATAGTTGCTTCCCAACCACCAAATATTTTAGCTCCAGAAGAATGAGAACTGGCTGTTGTTGGTGCAGGAGACTGCCCTCTAAAAGAAGCAGAAGTCCCTCTTTGTTCAATTGTAAATGTATTAGTTCCACGATTTATGGAACTAAATTTAATTGTCTCATTTTCATACATACCTGTTTCGCTATTAATTTTTTCAATAACAAAATAACCTGAATTAGGAAACCATTGAGAATCTGCTACAGTAATTGAAGTTGCTGTTTCTGTAATATCTGCTGTAAGTGTAGTAGATAATTCTATTTCTACAATAGGGACATTATTAGGAAAAGTTGGACTATCCACAGGAGTTTTAAGATTTCTAAATCTTACAATATCTCCATTTACTAACTTACTGTTAGCAGCATTAACAGTTAAAATTTTAGAAGCGTCAGGAACAGAAAAAGGATTGTTTGGTAAAAAAGCTTCTGTTGCAAATTCTGTTCTTGCAGGTCTTGCTCTCTGTAAAGCTTGTGGATCTGCATTAGTGGGTTTAGGTTGTAGCTGTGGTTGTTTAGGTTCGTATTCTGAGTTATGTACTAACGCACCATTCCATTCTCTTACCATTTCATTATATGGAAAAGCCATACCAGATCTATCTGATATCGCTAAAGCATATCTACCTTGCGAAAAACTACTCATTAGGCGATACCTGGAAAGTATATTTTAGGTGATATATAAGTTGAATTAGAAGAACCATCTTCAGACTCAGCTCTTTTTAATTCATCTTCGTATAATAATTTTAATCCCTGTTCTCTTTGTGGTGCATACTTAGTAGATAAATAAAAAGCTAAACCAGCAATCATACAAGGTACAAATCTGTAAGGTACATCTGTTGCATTTGTATATGCTCCTACATCATCAATTCTTTTTGTGTAATAGAAATTTATAAAGTCTCCTGCTTGTGAACTACCTGGTGTTAAATATAAAGTCATAGTAACTTTATCTACAAATCTTTGGACCCAGTATTGAGTAGGTAATCCTAAAGAAGTTTTATTAGAAAATGCTTGATACTGTGATCTACTGATTCTTGTCATGGGTGTATCAACACTTGTAGTATCTACTCTAAAATTTGCTTCTTGAATATCAGTCATTCCTCTTGGAGACTGTGCAACTGCATCACCATTATTGTGAGTAGCAGCTGTTGTACCATTAACTCCTCTAACACATCCTGTTAAATTTAAACTAGAAATTCCTGTGTAAGTAATGTCTTCAGTACCGATAATTATATTTCCTGCTGTTGGAAAACCCAGGATCGAGGTCAAGGGAATTGATGTAACTGCTGCATTTATTCCGGCACTAAGTGTATTGTTTACACCGTCAGATACACCATCAGAAGTAGATCTAAAAAAATTATATACTGCTTGGCCGTTTACTAAAGTCACGTTTTGATTTTTTACTTCCCAAAATTGTAGACCTCTATTACCCCATTCAGAAAATAGAATGTTTAAAGATCGTTTAGCAGTTTTTAATTGATAACCAGAAACACCTTGAATGCCAATACGCTCATAAGCATCTTCAATAATTTCATCAATGCCTAAGTTCTTATCAAAAGTATAAGAACCCGAAGTTGTATTAGCCATGAGCTTACGCCCCTGTAATAGTTAATGTAACGCTGCCACCTGCTCCAGCTAAGTTGTAAGCAATTCCTTTGTCACATAAAATTCCTGAACCTGGAATATAAACTTCTAATCCCTCTGTTCCAAATTTATATGTTGCTACTAAATTTCCTGCCGCTGCATCTCCTACTGCTGCAACATTATATATAAGTAAAGTAGAAGCTGCTATTCCTAATCCTTGAATAGAAGTAATTCTAGTTCTACCAACTCTTGCTTGAGTGTTTGTTCCTATAACCGCAAGGTTAAGGGTTGTTTGGTCGCTTGAAAATGATCCGCCGCCTGACATATGTTTTCTCCTTAAATTTTGTTTATGTGGGGCCTAAACCCCACAATAATTATTTATTACGCTGCAAATGCAAATGAACCTGTAGTAGCAGTTGCTGCTCCACCTAATCTACTAGAGATAGTCCAAACGCCATCTTCAAAACATTGGAAAGCAATTATGCCTCCTGTTGTTAAAAGATTTGTAGCTGCATTAGCAGGAGTGAAAACTAGTTTTGTTTCACCTGCTGCTGAACTATCATATGTTACTGCTGCACCTG